CGGATTAGGTGTTGGAGCATATACATCTTCATTTGCAGCAAATATAAGTGCAAGTGCAGTTGTATTACCTAATCAAAAATTTAGTGGTTCTTACGGAACTGGTGAAGCTTGTGAAGCTCTTACCCCATATATACAATCTCAATTAATTTCAGGTGATAGATATGATTTATTCCAATTTGAAACAATCACTGCAGGAAACGCAGCAAATACTAAAATAAAAGTTGGTATTTCAAATGTAAAAGCAGCTGGTACAACAAACGGAACTGATTATGGTACATTTACTGTTATTGTTAGAGATTTTAATGATACTGATAAGAAAAAGATAGTATTAGAAACTTATTCAAATGTAAATTTAGACCCTAATTCTCCTAATTTTATTAGTAGAGTAATTGGTGATAGAAAATTATCTATCAATTCCGAAGGCAAAATAACTGAAAGTGGTGATTGGGTTAATAATTCAAAATATATTAGAATTAAAAACTTAAATTCGGCAGCACCTGTTCAAGCAGTTCCATTTGGACATGAGGCATATAAATTACCAATATCTGCATCAACATTAGTAAGTGCATTAATTCCAACTGTAACTTACGCAACTGGTTCATCTGCAGCATCTAGTTCAATTTACTATTCTGGCATAAACTTAGATAGTACAATTATTAAAGATGATAATAAAATATATTTAAAACCAATTCCTAACGGAGCTACAACCGGTGCAAATACTGCATTTGGTTTAGATGATTCAATTACGAACGGTGCAGCATTATCCGTAGGTAATTCATACGCACAGTTTGTTGTAGCGTTCCAAGAAGGATTTGATGGTTTAAGTCCTGCAACTGTAATTAACAAAGGTTCTGACATTAATGCAGGAAATACACAAGGATTTGATTTATCAACATCAATATCAACCGGTACTCAAGCATATGGTAAACACATCGCGGCTTTATCTAATCAAGATGAATACGATATTAATATGGTTGTAGCACCTGGTGTAAATAGAGCAGACCACCCATCTGTATTCACATCTATATTGGATATGGTTGAAGAAAGAAGTGATGCATTTTTTATTGCGGATGCGGGTAATGCTACTACAAATTTAGCAGCAACTGTAACGCAAGCAGACGCAGTTGATACCAACTACGCGGCATTCTATTATCCTTGGATTAAAACAATTGATGTAAACACAAATAAACTTATTACAGTTCCACCATCGGTATTATTACCTGGTGTATTTGCATCAAACGATAGAGTAGCAGCTGAATGGTTCGCACCAGCGGGTTTAAACAGAGGTGGATTAATTGGAGCGGTAGCAGTGTTGGATAGATTAACTCAATCTGAAAAGGATACATTATATGAAGGAAAGGTAAACCCAATCGTTCAGTTCCCTGGACAAGGTATTGTAGTATTCGGACAAAAAACATTACAAGATAAACCATCTGCATTGGATAGAATTAACGTAAGAAGATTATTATTAACGGTTAGAAAATACATTGCATCTACTTCTAGATATTTGGTATTTGAACAAAATACTGCTGAAACTAGAAATAGATTCTTAAACATCGTAAATCCTTATTTGGAATCAATCCAACAAAGACAAGGACTTTACGCGTTTAGAGTAATAATGGATGATTCTAATAACACACCAGATGTAATTGATAGAAACATTATGAAAGGAGCTATCTACTTACAACCAACTAAGACAGCTGAATTCATTCAAATTGATTTCAACATCTTACCAACTGGCGCGGCGTTTAACGGATAATTTTAAAAAACAATATTTATTAGAGAATAACATTTAAATAAAAAGAAAATGCCAGAAATATTAGAATTTGACAAGATATTTTATAAGAATTTTGAACCAAAGCTTGGTAATAGATTCATTATGGAAATCAATGGTATCGAATCATACATCATTAAAACTGCAAGTAGACCAACATTTACTTCAGAAATAGTTGAATTAGACCATATCAACGTAAAGCGTAAGATAAAAGGAAAATCTAATTGGGATGATATGAACATCACTCTTTATGACCCAATCGTTCCATCTGGAGCACAGCAAGTTATGGAGTGGATTCGTCAATCACATGAATCATTAACGGGTAGAGATGGATACTCATCATTCTATAAAAAAGATGTTACTTTCTTTTTATTAGGACCAGTGGGTGATAAAGTTGAACAATGGACAATCAAAGGAGCATTTATTACATCTGCAAACTTTGGTGAATTGGATTGGGCATCAAACGACCCTGTTTCAATCGAATTAACTTTAACTTATGATTACGCAATATTAGAATACTAAAAATAAATAAAGTAATTGAAATAAGAGGGGAGCAGAAATGTTCCCCTTTATTTTTTTAAAAATGTGATATATATTAATAAACACATCAAGTTATATTATGGAAGAACAATTAGAACAACAAGTTACACGAGGTTTAGGACCTCAGTTTACACAACAACAAAAATCCTATCCATTTCCTACTGAAGTAATTTCATTACCATCAAAAGGTTTGGTATATCCGGAATCAAATCCATTATCAAAAGGGGAGATTACAGTTAAATTATTAACTGCAAAAGAAGAAGATATTTTAACTTCTACAAATCTCATTCGTAAAGGAATTGTTTTAGATAAATTGTTAGAATCAATTATTGTGGATTCATCTATTAATATTAATGATTTACTAATAGGTGATAAAAATGCAATATTAGTTGCAACACGTGTATTAGCTTATGGTGCTGAATACAAAGTAAATGTAACAGACCCTTCTGAAAATGAAAATGTAGAAGTTACAGTAGATATGGGTAAATTATCAATTAAAGAAGTTGATGAATCTAAATTAAATAGAGAAAACGAATATGGTTTTAAATTACCAAAATCTGGTGCTGATATTAAATTTAAATTACTTACTCATGGTGATGAAATATCAATTCAAAAAGATATTGAAGCAGCTGAAAAAACTTTAAAACAATCAAATGAAGTAACTGCTAGATATAGAAGAGTTATAATTGAAGTAAATGGAAATAGAGAAGTTGGATATATTAGTAATTTTGTAATTAATCAATTTCAAGCACAAGATGCAAGAGCATTAAGAAAATATATGGCAACGATTACACCTGATGTAGATTTTACATTTGAATATACATCACCTTTTACTAACGAAACGGAGGCGTTGAAAGTGCCGATTTCGGCAGACTTTTTTTACCCTGCCGATTAATTATTCTGTAGCTTTACATAAAAAAATATTTACTATTATCTATAATTCTAATGGTGGGTTTAATTGGAGTGACTTATATTTTATGCCCGTCAAATTAAGAGAATTTTATTGGAATGAATTATTAAATGCCAAAGAGCAGGAAAAAAATTCATACGAAGATATTATTAATAAATCATCTGGAAATAGAAATTCATTAGCTAGAAGAAAGTAATTTATTTATTTAATATTTATTATAAATAATTCTGCGTAAATGGCCAAAAAATCAACAAGTAATCTAAAATCACAAACTACTGAAAGAGGAATTGCATCCGCTGTCTCACGTTCAATTAGTTCTGCATTAGGACCTGTTATGGATAAATTTGCAGATGCCGCAGATAAAATGGCATCTGCTGCAAACAACGTAGAACAAGCTGCTAAAAACGCCGGTAAGGAAGAAAAAAAGAAAAAATTAACTCCAACTGAGAAAAAACTTGCCCAAGGACAAAGTGACCTAAACGATATGTTTGGTGCAAAAAACATGAAAGGTTGGAGTAACATACTTGGTAAAAAAGGTGCAGATGCATTTCTTAAATCATTCTCAGGTGTAAAAAATAAAAAAGGACCAGCTGGAGATGTTCTAAAGTCTGGAATGGGATTAGCATCTAAATTTGGTTCAGTTACTGGTTCATTGGCAAAATTTGGTGGTGGGATGGTAAAATTTGGAGGTCAAATAATTGCAGCATACCAAGCAGTAAGTGCCTTTGCCGATGCGATAGAAGAGGTAAGAGGAAAACTTTATGAGACGGGTACGGCATTATCAGTAATGTTTGATAATAAAACCGCAATGTCAGCTGACCCCAATTCTGCATCATTTAAAAGAGATAAAGGATTGTATTTGGATACCAAAGAAGGTAGACAAAAGAAAGCTAATTGGAACTTTGTTCAACCATTACTGCAAAGACAGGCAATGGAAAGGGATATGTTTGATTTACAAAAACAATCTGAAACTGATTTATTAACTTATCAACAAAGTTTAGTTACAGACGAATATAACTTTAGAAAAGATAAAGAAGCTGATTGGATGAATTTTTCGCAGCAACAAGCGGTTCAAACGTTTGAAGCAAATGCGGCAAGAACCAAAACGTTATTTACTCTTAATATGAGTAATATGCGAAAATCTATAGGAATTTCTGAAAGAGCATTACAAGCAATAGGTTCATCAACTGAAGCAGTAATGGATGCAGTTAAAAACGTAGGAGTTACATTAGGAACTACATTAAAAAATCAAGTCTCAATGGCAACCTCTGCCGCAGGATTGGGTGCAATGTTTGGAGCAACTTCGGATGAAGTTTTAACAATGAGTAAAACGTTTAGATTAATGGATAAATCTACTGCACGCCAAGCATTAAATATGGTAGCGGGTGTGGCTGCATTTGCAAAAATGAACGATATGTCTCCTGCTCAATTGCATAAAGAAATGGCAGATTCACAAGAAGAAATATTTAAATATACAAATTACACTTCAATGGAATATGCTAAACAGATTGTTCAGTTAAAAAGCATGAATACATCAATGACTTCAATGATGAAAGCATCTGATGCAATGGTATTAAATTATAAAGATAGCATACAAGCAGAAATGAGTTTGGGTGCTATGTTAGGTCAAAATGTAGACCTTTCTGAGACAAGAGCTCTTTTAATGAGTGGTAAAACTTCAGAAGCTGCAAGTGCAATGAAATCCGCGTTAGGTGGAATTGATATTGGTGCAATGAATCCATTTGCTAAACAACAATTGAGTCAAGCAACTGGTATGGATATTGGTGAGTTAATGAATATGATGTCCGGAAAAGAAACCAAATCAAAAGGACAATTAGAAGCAGAAAACGCAGCAAAAACGGGAGCGGCAATAGCAAATGGTGCATTAAGACAAGATATTTCAAACGAAGCTACAAAACTTGCTATGGAGCAAGATATGCGAGCTAAAATGTTAAAGTTTGAACAGGATAAAAGGTTGGATATGTTGGCTATTGAACAATTGCAAAGATTGGATGGAATTGCGTTAGAAGCCAAATGGAGAATAAAAACTGCCAAATTAGAAAATGACCAAGACATAGATAGAGCAGTTCAAGAAATGAGAGCTACTACTGCTGCCAGTAATATGGCAAATCTATTTGGAAATTTTACAGGTGAATTTAAAACGTTATTACCTGCCAAAGCAACTGCACAACAAATGCAAGATGCAACTGCTTCATTTGGAAAATCTCAATCTGATTTAGCAAAATTAGTTGCAGCGGGTTATGTTAGTGGTAGTGATAAAAGAATATTAGATTATAGAGATGCAGCAGGAAAAGCAGCAGCTAAAGGAGGACAATTAAATGCAGAAGATTTCTTTGGTGGAACTCAAGTATTAGCTAAAAAGAAAGCAGATGAATTAGCTAAAAAGGAAGCAGATTTAAAAAAATCACTTGCAATTCAAGAAAAAAATAAAATGGAAGGGGTTGGTACTTGGGCAGAAAGAAATCTTCCTTTTTATAGAATGTTTGTAGGTTCAGCCACAGGTGATGCAGATTGGCAAGGTAAAAAAGATAAATTACAAGCTAAAGAAAATAATATAGCATCTACAAAAGATGCGTTAGCAGAAGTACAAAGACAAAAAGCAGCTGAACTTAAAAAAGCAGCTGGTACAGGAGGAGGAGGAAGTTTAACAAATGATGGATTTAAAGGAATACAAGATACTAGTACAAAAGCAATAACAGATACTGCAAGTACAATAAGTAAAAATCAACTTACGGTAGATAGTAAAACCCAATCTGAGGCGGGTATTAGAGGAATAATCCATCAAAAAGAATTTGAATTTGGAAATAAAATAGCAAACGAACAAATTGCACAACAAGCTACTACAAACGCATTATTACAAGCTATATTAACAAGTACAGAAACTGGTAAAACAATTAATTTGGATGGTATTAAAGTAAATAAAACATTATTAAATTCAAATAGAGCATCATACGGTTTAGCAAAATAAATTATATTTATTTAAAAGAAAAATATATTGAAAAAGAAAGAAGAATTAAACGAAAATAACCTTTTAATATCATTACTTAAACCGTTTATGACCTTTTGGTTGACACAATGGTTAGGTGACTTACTTATTAATTTTGGCAATCATTTGCAAAGTGATGATAAAGCAATTGGTAAGAATGTAAAAAAACTATTTCAAACCATATATGATAACGATAGAGTTGTTGCCAAAATGAATGCAATAATGGCAGATTATGGGTACGATGTGAGTGTTATTGATTATTGGTTACAACTTCCTGAATGGCAAAAAGCAATAAAATCATATGATGGTGTTGATGATATGGACTTTCAAAAATTTCAAAAAGCAGTTAGAGATATTTTAATACAATCACTCAAAGATAACTCTACAACTAACAGAGTTTCTGCAAAAATAAAATCAAAATTAAAATAATCTAATATTTTAATAATAAACATATTTATAGTAAATACAGAACTATAAATGGCAACAATATTAGACCTTTTCAATTCTCAAAAAAAAGAACTATACAATAAAGAACTTATTCGTATAGATAGTAGGGGATTGCTTAATCCA